GAGACAAAAGCTTAATAACTCTCAAAATAAGAACGCTGGTAAAAACAGCGGAACTAAATGGCGTCCATCTGAAGGCGACCAAACAATTCGAATTCTTCCCACAGCGGATGGAGACCCGTTCAAAGAATTTCACTTCCACTATAATGTTGGAAAAAACCCCGGCATTCTATGCCCTAAGAAAAACTATGGTGAAAATTGTCCTATTTGCGACTTTGCCTCTCAATTGTGGAGAGAGGGTGTCGATAATAACAATGATCAATCCAAAAATGCTGCTAAAAAGCTATTCGCTCGTAAGCGATATTACTCTCCAGTGATTATTCGTGGATCCGAAACCGATGGTGTTAAGGTTTGGGCTTATGGCAAGACAGCATATGAAACACTATTGGGATATGTTCTAGATCCAGATTATGGTGATATTACTGATCCCGAAACAGGAACTGACTTAGTATTAACCTATACAGTTCCCGGAACTCCCGGGTCTTTCCCAAAGACCCAATTAAAGCCTCGCCGTCGCCCCTCCGTTCTTTGCGATGATGCCATCGCCTCTTGCGATGAACTTCTAGAGTCTGTCCCAGACATTGAAGCTCAATTCACCAGACATACGTCTGAGGATATACAAAATATCATGAATGAGTTTCTATCTTCCGATTCCTCCTCCGAGTCGTCTTCTTCCGAGACAACGAAATATAATAAGTCAAAGGTTGATAGTACTTTAGATAAGTTCCTTAGTTAGATGTGATGAACCGCTATAGCCCCGGCGGTATATAAATTGGGGCTTTCTATTTTTCTGCTCTCGCCATGTAAATATCAGTGATAAGGTTATCCCTTCATGGTGTTGAGCTTTTTTTTTGTCTTGGTAAGACGACATTAAACTCTTACACTTTTTACTCTGTCAAAGTGAATTTGCTTTTTAAAATTCACTCTTGATTTAACAAATTTAAGGAGGTTAAAAATGAGTAACGAAAATATATTTAAAGAAATAGCAATTGAAGACAATATACAGTACTATTGTGCTTTAAACATAGATGTGAATACATATAATGAAATATGTATAGAAGATAAAAAAGCTGACTTTAGAAGTCAAGCTCTCTTTTTCGATCCAAGTTTTCAAAGAATTTATGGCTCTTGGGATTCCAAAAAGAAAAGCAAATATATTAAAAGTGTTTTTATGGGAACAACATATACTCCAATTATCTTAACTGATATACACGAAGAACATAAAAAAGACAATCTAAAATATTCGTGTTTGGATGGACAACATAGAACAACTGTTATTTGCGAATTTATTGATAACAAGTTTGGACTCAATGTGGAAATGGATTTTGGAAATGGAAATAGAAAATATAAAAACGTTTTTTTCAAAGATCTTAGTAAGAAAGATCAAAAACGCTTTTTAAAGTCAAAAATTACAATTCAAACAGTTATAACTAAAAGACCTCATGAGGAGATATTTATAAATATTAATGATGGCGCTTCTTTAAATCCACAAGAAAAACGTAACGCTGTAAAATGCTTTATGGCTAAATGGTCTAGAAAATGTTATGAAGACTACAAAGATAATGTTTTCGAGAGATTATCCGGGGTTCGTTCGAAACTGGAGAGGATGAGTGCACATGAGTTTGTTTCTAGGTTATATAAGTTTTTATCTGGTATACCGAAAGAAGTTGACGATAAAAGAAAATTTTATGATCTAAATAATTCCTCTATAGATGATCTATATAGAAAAAATCGTGTAATTGATGAAAGAATCACTGATTATATACACGGAGATCTACTGCCTTCTTTAATAGCGCCTTCAAACTATCTTCGATCCGATAAAAACAAAGTCATACAGAAATCAGATTTTTGGGCTTTTTCAATTATACACTCTATCTTGACCTTGCAAGAAAATAAAGAATATGGAGACATATCAGAAAGCTTTTCAAGTATGGATTTTTGGAGTTTTTGTGTAGAGATCAACAGAAGGCTTATTTCCAGAAGTAAAAGAAAGGAAGCAGAAATGGAACAAAAATATGCTGACAATCCCGATTCTATTTTTGAGCCACGTCCATCATACTATCATGAAAACATAACCAGAGCGCATATTGGACCGAATGCCAAACTTCTCTATGAAGAAATATTCAAAGAATTAAATGGAGATGTACATGCTTCTATTAAACATTTTATAGCCCAAGAGCGTAGAAAAACCTTGGCAATAGCTTAACCAAAGCCCTTTTGGAGTATGGCATAAAACTGCTCCTATTTTTTTACGGAGAATAAATGGCAAAAAAAGTATTACAAATGGCTAATAAAGCCGGTAAGATTAACTTACAAAAAATGCAAAAACTGGTAAACAAAAAAACCGGTTTAAATGTAGCTCACGACTTAAGAGAAGATACTCCGACAGTCGTAAAGGATTGGATTCCAACGGGCTCCCGATGGTTAGACTCGATAATTTGCCGGGGTCACAAAGCAGGAATTCCAATCGGAAAGATAACTGAAATAGCCGGACTCTCCGGAGCAGGTAAATCTTTCATGGCAACTCAAATAGCAGCAAATGCTCAACGTATGGGATTATTTGTTGTTTATTTTGATGCCGAATCAGCAATTGATCCTTCTTTTTTAGAGTCAGCAGGTTGTGATCTTTCTAATCTTCTTTACGTTCAAGCTGTTTCAGTCGAGAAAGTATTGGAGACAATCGAAGAGTTGATGGATTCTTATGAAGATCAAAGATTTTTATTTATTTGGGATAGCATCGCTGCTACTTCATCTGAAAAAGATCTTGAGGGAGACTTTAATCCTCAATCTTCGTTTGCTGTGAAGCCACGTATATTTGCTAAGGCATTTCCCAAGCTTACGATTCCCTTAGCAGATCAACAGTGTTCTCTTCTTTTAATTAATCAATTGAAGACCAACATCACATCAAATGTGGCAGAAGCTATGACAACCCCTTATACTGCCCCCGGCGGTAAAGCAATAGAGTATTTTTGCTCTCTTCGCATTTGGCTTACAAAACGAAAAGCCAGAGCATCCTTTGTCACCGATGACACAGGGTTACGAATCGGCTCTGAGGTTAAATGTAAACTTCAAAAGTCTCGATTTGGGACCGAAGGTCGTGAGTGTACATTTAAAATACTCTGGTCTGGTTCCGCTGCCATCCAAGACGAAGAATCTTGGCTTGAGGCTCTTAGGGCTTCTGGTACAAATCGTCTAACTGTTGGCGGAGCTTGGTACACTCTAATCGGAACTTCTGGTAAATTATTTAAATTCCAAAAGAAGGAATGGCTAGAGAAGCTAAAAGATGGTGAGTTTAAGCAAGCTGTCTTTGATATCATGGATGAAGAGATTGTCAAGAAATTTGTTGATGAAGGAAAAAATTTCGCTGTCGATAAAGACTAAGTTAGTTTTTTCCTTTCCACAGCCCACCCCTAAAAAGGTGGGCTTTTTTATTTGACAAACTTTAAGAATATGTTATATTATATACACAAGGAGGAAATATGAAAGCAGAAAACAATAAAGTGTGGCTTTATCTTGATCAAGCATTAAGAAAGCTGCAAAATGTCACTCATTGGACAACATCAGCCGATGAATGGCATGAAGATATTATAGCGGCTAAAGATTCTATTAAGGAAGCTTTGAAAAAACTGGAGAAAGACAAATGAAATATGAATATATGATAAATAAGCACGGCAAATATGTTGTTCCATGGGCAAAATCCGAAGATGATCGAGAACGTAGAGACAAGTGTTTCATAGATAAATTCGGAGCAAGACCGATAATTGTCTCACCAGATTTCTGGGAGCATCTACTGGTAGAGAATGATGTTAAAGTTATTGAGGTAGAGTGCTAATGAAAACCAAAATATGCCCAAAATGCGGAATTGAAAAGCCATTGAATACTGAACATTATTATAAAGATTCTAGAAGAAAAGGTGGGCTCCGAAGTTATTGCAAATCTTGTAACAAAACGAACAAATCCGAGTATTATCAAAATAATAAAGAAAAATTGCTCAAAAAAAGTGCCGAGTATCGAAAAAATAATAAAGAAAAAATTGCTAAAAAAGATGCCGAGTATCGAAAAAATAATAAAGAAAAATTGCTCAAAAAAAGTGCCGAGTATTACCGCAAGAGCGATAAGGAGAGAACTGCTAAACTAAAAGCCGAGTATTATCAAAATAATAAAGAAACAATCCGTAAACAACAAACTGATTATGGCTCTTCTCCGGAGAAAAGACGAGCGGCTCGTCTTCGTACTGCTAAGTGGTACGAAAAACAAAACACACTCCAACCGGCTTGTGTTTATCAGATAGTTAACACCGCGAATAATAAAATTTACATCGGTGAAACCCTTAAAGGAGAACTTCGTTGGAAAAAGCACTTGACGGAACTCCGTGGAAATTACCACGCAAACCATAAACTCCAAGCGGACTTTAATAAGCTTGGAGAAGATGCCTTTGAATGGAGCATCATAAAAGAATACCCAAAGGATAAAGACACTTTGTTATTAGAAGAAGCAAAGACTATTGTAAAATACCGGAAGGAAGGAAAATATCTATACAATTTAACACTAACGATAGATCAAGTGCAACTATTAGAGGAGAACAAATGAAAGTAATGATAATTGACGGTCTCAATATGTTTTTGAGATCATACATAATAATTCCATCGATGGATCCGAGAGGCAATCCAAATGGAGGAACATGGGGCTTCTTGAAGTCCTTACAAAAAATATGCAAGATGTTCAATCCGGACGAGATCGTTGTATGTTGGGATGGAGTTGGAGGATCGGAAAAGAAACGAACCATCAACAAAAATTATAAGCAAGGTCGCAAACCTCTCCGCTTCAATCGGAGAATGATCGAGCTTTCTGTTGAGAAACAAGAAGAAAATAAAGCATACCAACAAATTCGTCTTATGGATTATCTTAACGATATGCCCGTAATTCAAACTATGATTGATTATGTGGAAGCAGATGATGTCATAGCTTATGTGGCACAACATGATAAATATAAGGATTGGGATAAAGTTATTATATCATCAGATAAGGATTTTTTTCAACTGGTGGAAGGCAACTGTACCCTATATAGACCAATTCAAAATACTCTACTAGAACAAAAAAATATAATGGAAGAATATGGTATTCATCCTCGCAATTTTGCACTAGCTAGAGCGATGGAAGGAGATAAGTCGGATAATCTTCCCGGAGTCCCTAGGGTTGGCCTTAAGACTATAAAATCTAGATTTTCGTTTATGTCATCCTCGGTATCCTATGAACCAGAAGATATATTCAAGATTTGTGAAACAACAGAAAAACCTATAGGGGTTCACAAGAATATACTAAAGAATAAAGAACTTATAGAGAGTAATTTTAAAATAATGCAACTATATAGTCCGAGTATCTCTAGTATACACAAAAAGCAAATTAACTTCGCATTATTAGAATTCGACAAGAGTTATACAAAAATAGAAATTCTTAAGAAAATGATCATAGACGGCATGGATGCGGGAAAATTTAATAATTTATTTAATTGTTTGAAAAACATAACAAAATAATTTTTTTTACTTGACAGACTTTTAAAAATATGATATTATACTTATAACATCGGAGGAAATTGATGGAAACGAAAAGAGAGACATTCTCAAGGTTTGGCAAATCCTTTCAAGAAAAACTTTGCCACTTAATGCTTCAAGATAGACCTTTTTGCGATCAAATAACAGAAGTATTGAATGTAAACTTCTTACAGTACGAATATCTTCGTATCTTTGTAAAGATTTTAATAGATTATCGTGAAAAATATAGGACTCATCCGTCTTATGATATTATGGCTACTAAAATAAAATCCGGTCTAGATTCCTATTCACCGGCGCTACAAAAACAACTAAGAAGCTTTTATGCTTCGGTACTTTCTGAGAGTGAATTGCGTGATGGTGAATTCATTAAAGACAATGCCTTGGATTTTTGCCGCAAACAGGTTCTAAAAGAGGCAATGATGAAATCAGTTAAGTTGATTAAAACCTCTTCTTTCGATGAAATCCAAGGCGTTATCGAAAAAGCTCTCAAGCTTGGAACAGATAATAATTTTGGACATGACTTTATTAAAGATTTTGAAGAGAGATATTTGATAACCTCGCGAGATCCGGTGTCAACTGGTTTTGAAAGAGTTGATGATATCTGCAAAGGAGGCTTGGGCAAGAGTGAGCTTGGTGTCGTTATAGCACCAACAGGTGCCGGCAAATCAATGGTATTGGTACATTTGGGAGCAGAGGCTCTTAAAGCCGGTAAGACAGTTGTTCATTATACAATGGAATTGGCCGATACTGTTGTTGGTAATCGTTATGATAGCTGCATCAGCCATGTTCCCTTGTCCGATCTATTTAGTAATAAACGTAGAGTTCTAGAGGCCATTCAAGATGTAGAAGGGCAATTGATTATAAAGGAATATCCTACAAAATCTGCTAGCACTGAAACAATCAAGAATCATATCGAAAGATTAAAAAAGCGTGGCATAGAACCGGATATGATAATTGTAGATTATGCCGATCTACTAAGACCAGTTAGATCTACAAAAGAAAAGCGCCACGATTTAGAAAACACCTATGAAGAATTAAGAGCAATAGCACAGATTTATAAGTGTCCTTTGTGGACAGCTTCACAAACTAATAGATCTGGTTTGAATGCTGAAGTTATAACAATGGAGGCTATTTCTGAGGCTTTTAATAAATGCTTTGTAGCTGATTTTATTTGCTCCTTGTCTAGAACAGTACAAGACAAGCAAGCTAACAAGGGACGTATTTTTATAGCAAAAAATAGAAATGGTCCGGATGGTTTGGTCTTTCAAGTTTTTGTTGACTGGTCAAACGTTTCAATAAAAGTACTTTCCAGAGAGGGAGAGGACGCAGTCTCCAGTGTAATACATGACTCTGCCGAGAATACATTACAATTCATGAGAGAACAATTTAAAAAAAAAATAAACAATAAAGAGAGGTATAGATGTTGAAATTAGGAAATATTAATGTAAGAAAGTTTAAGCTTTCTGAACAATTTATAGGTAAATATAAAGAAGCTGAGGTTCCATGGGGGCCTGTAGGATATGTAACGTTTAAACGAACATATGCGCGCCGCTTATCTGAATTTGAAGATGGTGCCGAAGGTACTGAGGAATGGTGGCAAACTTGTCGCCGTGTCGTTGAAGGTATGTTTGATATACAGAAGCGACACGCATTTTCCATTGGGATTGAATGGAATGATGCAAAGGCCCAAAGAACAGCAAAAGAGGCATACGATCGCTTGTTTAATCTTAAGTGGACTCCACCGGGTCGAGGACTTTGGATGATGGGTACAAAGTTCATTTATGAAAGAACTGGTGCTGGTTTGTTTAACTGCGCTTTTCGATCCACCAAGGATATCCACCAGAAAGGTGGATATATCTATGCTTGGATGATGGATGCATTAATGTTAGGGATTGGAGTTGGATTTGATACTCTTGGGTCTAAAAGTTTCACGGTCAAAGAGCCACAATGGACAAATGACGTATTGAAGATCGACGATAGCCGAGAAGGTTGGGTTAACTCTGTACACATTTTGCTTGATGGATATTTCCATGGAAAAAAGGTTCCACAATTTGATTATACCGACATTAGAGAAGCAGGTGCTCCAATCAGTGGGTTTGGCGGGACATCCAGTGGTCCAAAGCCATTAATAGAACTGCACAATGACTTGAGAGAGCTTCTTGAATCTAGAATTGGAGATCCAATAGAATCAGTAGACATTGTTGATATTGAGAATCTTATTGGTCGTTGTGTTGTAGCAGGAAATGTAAGACGCTCCGCAGCCTTAGCAATAGGCCAAGGAGATGATAAAAATTATTTATCTATGAAAAATGATCAAGAAAAACTTTATCATCATAGATGGGGTTCAAACAATTCTTTTGAGGCAAAAGTTGGTATGGATTATACATGGCATGCCAAACAATCTCAAATTAACGGAGAGCCCGGATATATTTGGCTTGACAACGCCAGAAATTACGGAAGAATGAAAGACGGCATAAGAACAGATGACAAAAAGGTTATGGGCTTCAATCCGTGCGTAGAACAACAATTGGAGGATGCCGAGTTATGTTGCTTGGTAGAAACATTCCCAGCAAAGCACGAGACTTTCGAAGACTATGTTAAGACCTTAGAAATTGCTTATATGTATGGCAAGACCGTTACATTAATTAATACCCATTGGCCCGAGACTAATGCTATTATGTTAAAGAATAGAAGAATCGGACTATCCCAATCTGGCGTTGTACAAGCTTTTAATAAATTTGGTAGACGCACTGTTTATCAGTGGTG